GGCCTCTAGCTCTAAGACCTTTGCTCCTACCATGAACAATGCTTGCTGCTGCGCTGCAATCTGCTGCTCTACTACCTTAGCCGCACATCCTGACAACGCTACTACTGCAACCAAACCAAAAACTATCTGCTTCATGTATTTTCCTTTAGTGTAAATCGACCCAAGCGCCGCCAGCGCGGACCCTTAGTTTATTTGTTGCACTGTTGTAGTAGACGTCGCCGTCTTCTGCTCCTGCGGGGTCGGCGGCTAGGGGCATAAAGCGGACTTGGCCGTTTGTTTTGACTCGCATGCGATCAGATGATGAGTTGGTTCCTGATCCGCTTGCTCCTGCCGTTGCAGTTCTGAAGGTAACGGCCCCCGATGCTGCGTTGCCTGTCCCAGCGCCCGCCTGAACAATTAATTCAGCCCCTGCGATATCGGTTCCCTGTCCATTTGTTCCTCGTAGTGTGGCCGCGGCGGGAGATGCACTAAAATCCCCGTTGCCAAAATACACAGTACCACCAGAGGTGATCCTCATGCGCTCGGTTCCTCCATTGGTTTGAAAGATAACCGATGAGCTAGACCCGCGACCCGAAATAGTTACCGTTGAGCTTGAATTATCGCCGCTCTGAAGAACGGCACTGCCGTTATTGACATTCTCATTGCCTTGAAGGCGAAGGTGAGCACCACGCGCAAAGCCTCCCGGTGTCCCACCTCCCGATAGCCATAGCTCTTTGCTGTCTGAGCCGTCGGAGGTGTTGGAAGCAATTACTTGGGTTGTGCCAGCAAAAAGAAGATCGCCGTCAGACGTAACGCGCACTCGCTCGGTATTTGAATTGGGACTACTCCCGCTCGATCCCGCTGCCGAGGTAAAAAAGCGAATCGGACCACCCGCGCCGCTTCCGGTGCTCTGTCCGCCGTAAAGATTCAGCTCGCCGCCCGCTACGTTTGATCCCGTTCCTCCCGTAGCGCGTATGGTGGGATTAGCGGGGGAGGCGTTCGTGGTGCCGTTGCCGAAATAAACATCGTTGCCTGACGTGATCCTCATGCGCTCGACGGAAGAATTAGCAGTGCTTCCAGTTGATCCTGCTGGCGAAGTTTGGAAAATCAGAGCGCCGCCTGCTGCGCTGCCCGTACTTGGACCACCCGATATTCTTAGATTTGTCCCCGCTATATCTGTGCTATTAGAATAGCCAGGAATTACGTCAAAGTTTGTGGGGTTTGCGCCAGATATAACAATAGCCCTTCCAAACCAAAGCGTGTTGCTTTGAATGTGCGCTTGCCCTACTCCACCTGCGGAAAAACTTAGGACATTGGAGGTTGCTCTATACATCCCGTTATCAGGATCCGCACTAAAGCTCATCGAAGGAGCTGCGGCTGTGCCATCCCCAAACAAAATGGTTCCAGCCGTAGCCGTAGGAGCAAGCCTCACAGGCGCGTATACGGTGCGATCCGCAAAGGCTGGCATTGCAACCAGTAGAGAGCTAAGGATTACGGCAAGCGCTCGTTTCATCTTAGTACATCCCGAAAGCGTTTATACTGCCCACTGTCGGCGCTACACCCGCGTGCTTGCACTTCAATTCCGTAGCTCCCACAAACAACGAGAGCTGCCGGAGGTCGCCGTTAAACGAGGAATACGCTGGCACACGGACCGATGTCGTGCCATCGTCCCAACTGCATAACGCGTCTTGATCGGTAGCGTTTAGAATGTCGATATTGCGGAACTGCACCGCACCGTCGAGCACCTTCACGTAACTTCCCGTGACACTCCCGAACGCAAGAGAGCCGCTTGCAAACTGCGCGGATTTCGGTGTGGTTTGCGCGTGTACAACCGATGCGCTCAACACACCAACGACCAAAACCATTAGTTCTGCGACTCTCTTCATTGTTATGCCTCTAGGTCTACTTTTTTAGGCCGTCCACCGCGTCGTGGTGCGACTGGTTCACCGTCAGGGGTAACGATGGCTCCCTTCATCGACTCGAGTGCGGCGGCCTGCGCCTGGATCGTCTCTTGCAGTTTCAGCATCTCTGCCTTGAGCAAGTTGATCGATCCTGCGTTCTGGTTGTCGACCTTCACTTTGCAGTTTGTTCGAGCGAACTCCCGAAGGCTGTACCCGTCGGGTAAGCGTTCAACAAGGAGATCGGCCGCATCGGCTAGTTGCTCCTCGGTATGCACCCCGAGGTATTTCAACTCCGTCGCTAGGTTCGGCGCGATGTACTGGCAATCCTCTATGGGTGTTCCGAGGGGTATCCCCTTCCCGTCACGAAACGCCCGATATTGGGACCAGTACTCACGCCGGTGAAAGTCCTGGGCGAAGTCATCGACTTCGTTTTTATCGCCAGGGGTAACGACCTGGACCATTTCCCGCTCAACCTCGCGCACCGCAGTTTTTAAGACTTGCGTTGCTCCGGTCTTTTCGTTGATTCGCACTTCAACCGCGTAGGGTTCTGCCATGCGTTTCATGTAAAACCGGACGTATTGCCGTTTAGAGCTGCCGCCGATCCGTTGTCCATCTTGAACACCGGGGCCGACCTCTAACCCTTCAAGAGTCGGAGATCCAAACGTGGGAATTGCGTTGTTGAGCGGGGATAGATCCATTGTCGTTACCTTCTAACTAATTAAACACCGCAGTTTGTGGTCATACGGCAAACGCTCTGACACTTGAACGTGCCTGCGCCACTTGATCCAGACTCCGTGAGTACAAGACCTGCGATCTTGTCTCCCGAGCCGTCGCCATCATCCACTTTCCCGGCTGTTGCCGAGGTGTACATGATAACGTCAACCGCTGATGCTGCACTGGTGAGTACCTTGAAAGCGGTTCCTGTCTCGTCAACCGAGAAAGGACCAACTAGCACCCAGCCGTACTGGTTATCAGCAAAAGCGAACTGCGCGAGTCCTACTGCTGTTGGACGAGCGCCAGAAATGGTGCTCGTGAGTTCAACGGCCTCGTTTGTGGCTTCCAGTCCGACTATTGCATATTGCGCGATCGCGCCGTCTGCCTGGACGTATTTCCACACGTTCCCGCCAACGTTTACTTCGTCACCTAAGCCGGCGGATGCAACGTCATCCGCCTCTTTCAAATTGAATCCTGCTAAATTCATTTTTGCCCCCTATTAGGAATCGAACATAACAAACGAGAGGCCAGCGCCGTTGCAGGTAAACTGCCCGATACCGACCGTGATCGAAATGTCTACGAGTTGATTGACGGAAACGCGCTCTGGAACCGGCTGGAAGTTGAAACCCTTGTACATCTTAAGGGCGAAGTTTTCCAAACGGACGCCGTAGCAACGATCAGCAGCGATACGAGCTCCACCGCTGAACGATTTACCGCCAGCGAGAACCATCGTCATGCCTTCGATCACAACGTTGTCAAACCCAGCCTTGAACATCTCTTCATTCTGCGTGAACCGCTGCTTGGCGCTCATCGCGTCACATGCTGCGTTGTAGTAAGTCGATCCTGCTAGGCACAACTCAGGGCCGCCGTTTCTAACAACGAGGTTCTTTGAGTGACGCAAACGGCTCTCGATGTTGCTCGAGTCAGTAGCGCCAGTGAAGGTGGTCGGTGCATTAACCGTTGCGTTGCGGATCGAGGTGTACGATGCGCGAGCAAGTCCACCATACGAGCCGGTTGAAACGTTCGTAGCGATATAGCTTTGGATGCCCGCAAACGCCTTTCCACCGAACCCAGTGCCATCGCCCTGGAGGTCGGTTTCCATGTTGTTCATCAAGGAATCCTCAGCAACCTGGTTGCGCTGCTCGAGGAGGTCAAGGAACTGAGCATCTCCCGCGTTCTGTGCCTTCTCAAGTGCATTCACGACTACAGGAACCACGATTATCTTAGGGCTGTATTCAAACCCTGTGATCGTCTGGTTGTAGCCGAGCGTGATTTCTTCGGTTGGGTCGATACGCTGAACGTAGCTGTTCTGAGCGTACTTGATATCCTCCCAGATAACGCGACCACCGTTAATGGTTGTAACGCGCCCTTTCTTCTTCATCGCGAAGAGGAGAGGGATGTTATCTGCAACCGCGTCAGCGGGCTTCTTTTCTCTGTATTCCCAGGTGGTAGCCTGGATTTCTGATAATCCTGCCATGTTACTCACTCCGATGAAGGGTGAGTCACGCCATGCGGATCACCCCTCTAGTTCTGCTTTTGCAGCTTCGAGTGCTTCTCGGTACGTTTTGAACTTACGAACGCCACTCGATGAACTCGAGGCGCCGCGCCCGGGAACGCTCGCTGCTGCGCGATTTGATTTGTGTAAGTGTTGTTGCGGTGTGTGAGTCCTCGGGGCATCTGAATCATCCACCTTGCCGCCTAGAAACCTGTATGCCTCGGTGATTAAAGTCTCTGCCGATGCTTGAGGATTTCTCGCGCGCACTGAGTTTATAAACTGCAAACTCAAGGGGGTTTTTCCAGAAACGAGGGAACCGATTTCGGTAGCTAACTGGAGTCCCGACTCACCTTTATCAGGTTGTATATCGGGGAAACGTGCTGAACCGGCCGCATTTCTTTGTTGTTCAAATGAGGACCAGATCGAATTAAGGGCGCTCGCCGCTTTTTCCTGGTCCTCACGAACTATCCTTGACTCTAATGCAATTAAGCGCTCTTGCAAAGGGCTAAGTTTTTCTTCGTCTGGGTCACGCGTCTCACTCTCAAGTAATTCGCGTGGTACGGGTAATCCGTTTGCCTTCAAGAGTGCCGCGGCCGAACGCTTTGGGTCTGCTTTAGTTTCCGACCATAGTGCAACGGCCTTTTGTATCGCTATATCCGCGGGTTCTTTAATCCCGCGCGCTTTGATGTACGGCTCTATTTGCTGCGCAAGGCGCTTAACGTGCTCATAATCCCGAGACGCCGCTTTAATCTCCTCCAGGCGCGACAAACGCGATTTATGAAGCCTGATCTGCGCCTCTTGTTGCTTTCTTGACAGTAAGAGAAAATCGGCCTTTTCATCTGCGTTGAACTCGGCGGGCGGTTGTAAGGGTGGCTCATCGCTTGCCGATACGTTTCCAGCATCTCCTCCGGTGTTAGTTCCCGGTTCAGCGTCCGTTGCTGCTCGTGCACTCGGCGCTCCCACTCCCTCATCGTTTCCAGCGTCATCTTTTTGAGCCTCTAATGCTACCTCGAGCGCATCGCGCAACGAGAGGGTTTCACCTGCTTCTTTAACAACGGCTGTTTCATCAGGTGCGCTTTCTGTACTTCTTTCCTCGTCTGTCATCTTTCTTTCCGCATACATTAAAGGCGTCAAACCCCAACGCATCCGAGACGATCCTGTTTTGTACCTCGCACCGATGCCGTGTCTCTTCCGATAGTGGGGCGTTACCGGAATCAACCGCGGCTACTGCTTTCCGCATGGCTTCGTGGATATCTTTCTTACGCTCGACGGCAAGCTGCCGCTCTCTGCTTTTTCGGATATCGGTACAATCCTGTTTTTTGTCGGTGGTGAATGTACCACATGCGCGGTCAGTTGCGTTAAGCCTTGCGCGGGATTCTATCACCTCGCCGGTTGACGGGTGGCGATACGGGGCGATGGTGTCCTGAATGACGTAGGGTGCCTCGCCGAACTTCTCAAACCGCGGTGGTGGTGGCCCTTCGTGAAACTTGCCATCTTCCCCTCGGTGGTAGAGTCCTGAGCCGCCCTTGCCGAACATGGGAGGCCAGGTGCTTTCCTTTGGGTCGCCGTACTGAAACACGCGGGTTTGTATCTTCTGCTCTGCCATTATGACCCCAGGATTTGCGATGCAATCTTTGCTTTTGCCGCTACTGCGAGCGCTTCGGTTTGCGCTTTGTTTTGCCGCTGTACGAGCTCTACGTTGGTCAGCATTTCATTCAATTGCGCTTCCCGTTGTAAGCGGTTCTCGGTCGCCCAACGTTCCTCTGCGTCGATCTGGATGCGGTATTGCTCGAGCTGTTGCGCGGCTTGCTTTAGCTCGAAGTCAAACATGGCAAGCCGTTCGGATGCCTGTGCATCGTACTCATTCGCCGCCCGTTGATCGGTGAGCCGCTGCGCCTCGAGCTGCAATTCGCCCTGGCGCTGCGCAATCTGGGCTTGGCTTACTGCGATATCGTTGCGGATCTTCTCGTACTGTATCGCACGATCCGCGTTACGGTTAGCCTCGTCGGATTGTACGGTGTAGCTCTCCATCTGGCCTTTAAGCTGCGCCATCTGCTGCTCGAGCTGTATACGGGCGGTTTCAATGCGCTCGGTTGAGAGGATTTGGTATTCCTTCAGCTTCAGCTCTGATTCCTTCACCTGCTTCTCAAACTCAAACTTGAGCATTTCAGGGTTTGGTGCCGGGGTCTGTTGCGCGGCTTCCTGCATCTGCTTGAGAACCTGATCAATGGCCTGCGTGATCTCCTGCTGAAACATCTTACCCTGTCGGAAGCCCTGCACCATGTATTTCAGCGCGTGGAGCTCTATCGCTACCAGTGCCGGCGATGATGCCGCGATGCCGGCCACCTTCTCAATCGCGCTGGTAAGGGTGTTTACTAGCTCCACCCTCATTTGCTTGTCGTACTGCTCATTGAGGGCAATGGTTGAATCGGTTTCAAGCTCGATGCGGAACCGTTTGCGGTCGTCCTTGAGGAGGTCGAGTGCTGCCTTGAAATTCTGCTGGTGAACCTGGGGCGCGGTCGCCGGCATCATGTAGCGCTCGAGCGATTCATCTTTGAAGTTTTTCAGCGCCATCTCACACAAGAGATCGTAACAGTTACGCACAAACTCCTGCATTTTGCGCTGCGGCTCGGCGTGCTGGTTGAGCGCGTACTTCTCAAGCATCTGCCGCTCGCCGAACGTGCGTTGTGTGCCGTCGGCGATGAGCCCCTGAAGGAGATCCGAAACGCCTGTAAGCCGGTAGAGGGTGTTTAAGCGCTGCTCGAGCGCCTGGTATACCTGCGCCAGGGCCGACACCATCTTTTCAACCGGAATGTACTGCACAACAGAATCAAGGCTCCCGCCGTTGTTTACAAGCGACTGAGAGAGGTTAGGAACCCCGAACGCATCGCCTTCAGTTGCCTCGGCTAGTGCCTCTTGCAAGCCTTCCACGTTGTTGTCAAAGAGCACCCGCGCGCGGATAGCCTTGGTGAGTGCCATCATGCGGCTGAATATCGTGTGGATATCCTCGATAAGCTCTACGAGCTGGTAGAACTCTGGGACGGGCCAGAACTCATCCGTTGCTTGGTTCGAGAGGATAGGATCAGGCACCGGGAAGAAGTGCTCGAGGTTATACAGGCCGTTGGGCTGTTCTCCCTCATCGTACTCCTCGGGCATCTGCATTGCCTTAGGCGTGATAAACTCGCTTCCCAGCTCGGGCACCCACATCACCTTACGCTCGTACTTATCCCAATACTCGTATACCTTGATGGTTTGGCGCTTCGGTGCGGCTTCGTCGACGCCGTCTTTTGGGTCGTCTGCCTTTCCAAGCGCTGCGTACGCTCGAGCGCCAAAGACGGCCTTGAACTGCGGCACTGAGTAGTGAAGCTCAAACGCCATCCGCTCGCACCGGTTGAAGCGCTTGATGTCCGGGTCGATGTAAACCTCTTTGTAGAGGGCTTGGTCCAAACACACGCGCTCGTTTTCTACGTCCACAACCTCATCGGTTTCGATGAAGTAGCCTTCGTCGTCCTGCCCTATATCGTCACTTTCAACGATATCGCCGGCGCCGTCGATGAATACAACGTCCTCGGTACCCTCCATTTGCTGCGGGAAGATGCGTTCCTTCACCTTCTGCTTGACCTCATCGCGCTCGTAGTACGCGCGCAAGATGCCAAAATTGGTCACCAGGAAATCATCTCGAGCGGTCGCCAGGGCGTCAAAGAAGGGAAACGACTTTGCGAGGTTGATTGCAAGCCGCTCTTTGAAGAACGCGGCCGAGGCGCCCACATTGTCGGTGCCGTCCTGGGTCGAGTCCTTGCAGATTGGAATACCTGTACGCGAGAGAAGAAGGGGTTGGCGGATCTTAAAGATTCCGTACCAGGCGGGGTACTTCGCGCGGCGCTTTGCACTGTTTGGGGTAACACTCAAAAGACGGTTGTTTCGTTGGCGCTTCTTTATCTCGGCCCATGAGCGATCCGCCCACACTAGCCACGATTCGCGCGCTTTCTTTGCGTCCTCAATGAACGCCTTCACTTCTTCAACCGATATTGCCATAGCCCATGCGTGCCGCGATCTTCTTAATTGTTGGTTTGGCAGCAAGCGCGCGTTGTATGCGCGCCTCTGTCGGAAGCTTTTTATCTTTTATGATTGTGTGCGCCATACAACCGAGCCTGATAGCGTCGCAGGCGTGGGTTGCTTCCCCGTGTTCGGCTGCATCTTCCTTTTTGTGGTCGGATGGATGCCGGGGGAGGGCCGGAATGTAGTCTCTAGCATACTTGCAATCGACTGCTACATACAATAGGGGATATCGCAAGGGGTCGTTGCTATCGATCTGGATGCCGATCAACCGGCTCCTCATCTGTGACCATCCCGGTATGCGCGAGGTGTCGCCGTGCGTGAGGATCACCCCGTGGCGCCGGAATACGTCGGCGATTGTTTCACCTCCTCTATCCTGGAAGGGAAGGGAATCGGTCAGCGTTGGGACGTTCTCGTGACCTATATCACTGCGTGATACAATCCCTTGTGCAATCTCCTCGTTTCTGAGGCGTGCGCCTTTTGCCGGGTCGGTTGGGTCGCACCCGTACCACTCGCGATATACAACGAGCGATCCTCGAGGTAACCACCGGGTTTTACCATCCCGGTCGGTGAAGGGCTCGCCGTCGGCCACGGCCAGCCAATACACGGCGAATGGATCTGCGGTTCCCCAATCGAAGGTTCGAAACCTGGTCCAGTGCGAGGGCACCCGGAAGTCGTATTTGATAACGTGGCGGTCCTCGTCCCATTCCGGGAAAAACTCGCCCGTGATGGCGTTCCAGTCGCCGAGGTCCAACGCTCGGGCAAGCTGCTCGTCACCTATACCGTCAAGGCGCCCCTTGTGCGCGTCTTCGTCCACTGAGTAATTGTCGGTATACCTCGAGAGGAGGTACTGGCGTTTGAAGCCGTCGACCTGGACAATCTTTTCGTCGCGGCATAGCTCAACAAAGTTGCGCTTGAAAAAGGAAACCGATTGCCCGATAGGGTTGGCGGTATAAATGATGCGGGGGAACTTGCCGCGCCACTCTGCCGGCAAACTGTCTTTCATTTCCTTCGGCATCCGCACCCACGCGCGGAAAAACCTGATCAGGCGCTCGCTTATCTGGGTCGCCTCGTCGATAGCGAGGACGTGCTTTTCCACGCCCTGCGCGCTCGAGAACTGTCGCTCATCCTGGCAGTGCATAAACGCTATGCGCGAGCCTTTGGGGAAGGTTATTTCCGACTCGGTGATCTTAACCGCCTTTTGCTCTACTAGAGGCGCCAACAAGGCGCGAAAACCGGTCGGCCCTTCAACGTGGTTGTCGATGATGTCTTGAAACTTTTTTCGAATCAGTACGCATTGAAGGCCGGGGATTGCCATGCACCACGCGATCAATGCAACTCGGATGAAAAAACTTTTTCCCCCTTCAGTGGCGCCCCCGAATAAAACTTCGGTTGCTTCTGTAAGGAACGCTTGCTCCTGGCGAGGCCACAATCCGAGCTCTAGTTCAACCTTCACTTAGGCGGCTCTTTTCGTACAACGTTCACAGTGATGGATTCGATCTTTCCTGAGTGCTCAACCTGCTGCACTTCCTTCCATCCGAGCCGGGTTTTGCACCAGAAGATTTGAGCCGTTACGTTCCCCTTTATGGCCGCCTGATACAGCGATGCCGCAACGTTTGCGTTTGCTCGGGTTGCTGCGTGGTCGAGCTCCTCGGCGCAATACTTCCGAAGAGTCTTCGGGTCGCGCCCAAGCACCGCGGCGATCTGGTCCTGCGGGACGCCGCACGCCGCCATCTTCTCCACTAGCTTGCGATCCTGTTCGCTCGGTTCCCAGGGCTTGCGGCTCATTTGTCGGCTCCTGCGCCTTTGTCGCTAATGTACTTCGATACATCTTCTCCGTTTATCTTACACTGAAACGGCTTACCTGCCTTGTCACAATGCGCCTTGTACCGGTCAACGATGACCTGGCAATACTGCGGGCTTATCTCCATACCATAGCAGGTGCGGTTTATTTTGT